TTCTTTTAAATTTATTGATAAAGTTTTCTGATAACTTAAATTTTTCCATCGTAACTCCTGTTAATTGTTCATTTCCCACAATATATAAATATAATATATATTGAATCTAAATTGTAATTTATTCAAATCCATCGACTTTTTTTTCCATAGAATTATATTTACTCGCTAATTCTTTTCTCAAAAACTCTTGGCTATTGTTCATCTTACTTTGTGCTTCTTTTCCAAATTGACTACTACCTTCATGTATCTTAACCACACCAATATTAGTGTTTATTGTCGATGGATATGTAACACCATCGATACCAAATCTATTTTTAATAACATGAAACCTACCTGTATTAGCAATCTTATCCTCTACCTTTCTACTCATACTCATTACGAAATCAGCAGTCATAACTTTTGAGTAATCTTCTGCAACTTTATCAGCACCGATCACATCTTCTTCTAATGCCGATCTATTAGCCTGTGAAGCAGTCCATATTGGAATCTGTAACTCACCAGCTAATCCTCTTAAATCTTCATAGATATTTCCTATTGCGTGTCTTTTTTCTTTAAAATTACCTGTTGGCATTAATATGTCAGCATAATCCACTATAACCATATCTACTTTAGTACCACTTAATTCTATTTGTTTCAGATGTGAACCCAATGTTTGAACTGAAGCGGCCTTAGTTGGAAAGTATTTGATAAGTAACTTACCCTCTAGTTCAAATAGTTTTTTACTTACATCATCTTTATAGTATTTTATATTTGAAGTTGTAATACCACTAAATATAGAATCATATCTTAAACCAACATAAGTCTCATTAAGTTCTAGTGTATAATGAACTACCGTTTTCTTTTCACGAATTACACTAGCACCTATGGCCTGAAGTGTCCAAGACTTACCGATACCAGCTGGTGCAACAATAACACCAAGTTCCCCAGCACCTAAACCACCATCTGTTATTTCATTTACAACATCCCAAGGTGTTTTAACTGTAATTCTTGAAGATTCTTCTAACCTTAAATCTAATGATGGAATGTAATCATGACCTAAATCTCTTGTAGTTCCAGCTTTCATAGCTTCATCTATAATACTTTTTATACCATCATAGTTTCTATTTTCTAACATATCAACGGAATCGAGAATTGCCTTCTTCAATGTTTGATTTTTACAAAACTCTAATGTTTCAGATTGTACAAACTCTAAATCTGTAGACTCGACATTTTTCCATACATCTCGTATCTTCTCTACAACACCAGATTTTAGTACATCACTATCTATCTCATCCACTTTAAATTTTATAACTTCAAGAGTAGGTTGTTTTTTATACTGATAATAATAATCTCGTATTGATTTAACCAACCAACTATTAGAGTCTGAATCAAACATAGATGGCTGTAGTATATCGCTGATAGTTTGTAAAAACTTAATATCACTCATCAAAGATGCGATAATCTTTGTTTGAAATGATGTTCCAAATTGTGTTAAAGTATCACTCATAAAAGGTTGTAAAATCCCTATTTTCTATATGTAAATATACAACAAAAACTTGAACTTGTCAAGTGTTTTTTTGTTTATTGTGTGTTTTTTCTGCATACTGATTTAATTGATTAAAGTTAGTAGCTAACCAACTTATAACATTTGGTAGTGCAGTAAATAACTTGTCCTCCAAAAACATTTTTTGAAATTTAAACTTAATCAACCTATTAATTGGTTCATTTGCTTTATCTATTATTTTTGTCTTTGTAGAACCTGATATATCAACATTTGATAATTGCATTAACTTGTAATTTAATTCTATTATATCTTTTGATTCTGGTAAAGTATCGATAACCTCATCTATATTAACTATGCGATTTTCTGTCAAAAATGGTAATTTTTTTTGAATAGTTTTTAAACCCAACCCTCTTACACCAGGTATATTATCAGACTTATCACCATCCAATACTCTATACCAAATATAATTATGTGAGTTAATACCATATTCATCCATGACCATTTTTTGATCGTACATTTTCTTTTTAGTAGGACTCCATATTTTTATTCTGTCATCTGCTAGTTGTAAAAAATCTTTATCAGTTGACATAACTGTAATTTTGGATTCAGTAAGAACTTGTCTACATAGATAACCAATTGTATCATCAGCTTCAATATTATCATATGACATAACAGTTACAGGAAGTGTATCTAAATACTCAACACATCTACTCAACTGCATCATCATATTTTGCTTCTCATCTTCTTGTGATGCAAAATCATATGATCGATTAACTCTGTATTTAGTTTTTCTATTTTGTTTATATTCAGGAAATAACTTTCGACGCCGGTTAGAACCACCCTTACCATCAAATACTATTATTGTACGGGTGGGTCTAACCATGTTTATCGTATATCCGATACTTCTTAGAAAACCAACTATTCCACCAACATGAATTCCATCCTCATTGGTAGTTGGTATAACACTAAACACTCTGATAAAAGTATTTAGGCCATCTATTATTAGTACTTTGTCGTTTGGATGTCCATCATCTAATGAACCACCATTTTTCTTTATCTCATCGAATATAGACAGGTATTTTGTATTACTCACTTATTTCTTCTTCCACTATGACATCATCAATTCCAAAATTCTTTTCATACTTTAATATTGCTTTCTCACAAATCATATTATAACAATATTCTTTAAACTCTGTATCTTCTAGTTTTTCAGCCCAATCCTTAGATTGGAATTTAATGTCTTTACCATTTTGGTCTTTTATAGTATACCAAGCACCACCTTGTTTTACTAAATTGTGGGCTTTAAGAACGTGTAACCAACTACCTGTATCATCAATACCACTTTCAAAGTAAAGTTCAAAGTCAGCATGTCTCATAGGTGGCCCTAATCTATTTTTGATAACTTGAGCTCTCATCTTCATACCAATGGTATTCTTTTTAGCATCTTTGATTTGTCCCATATTCTTTAAACGAATACGAGTAGAAGCGTGGAAAGGTAAAGCCTTACCACCACTTGTAGTCCAAGGATCACCGAACATTACACCAAGTTTTTGACGTAACTGATTTGTAAACACAAGAGCTATCTTTTGTCTACCAATCATTTGTGTGATTTTTCTCATAGCCTTTGATAGGATAATTGCCTTTGATGTAGCCCAACCATCTTTATCAAATTCGGCTTCTAACTCAACCTTAGTTGTAGCGGCAGCCAATGAATCCACTAAGATAGTTACTAACCTATTCTTATCTGATTCTCTTACTTTAGCGACTATCTCTTCTATAGCAGAAAATATATCTTCAACTGTTTCTAAATGTAAATACAACATACTTTGTACATCTACACCAATTGACTCTAAGAATTCAGTACTTACAGCAGTTTCAGTATCTATATAAACGGCAACACCACCTTTCTTTTGTGTTTCTGCTAACATATGAGCACCGATTAAAGACTTACCACTACTTTCTAAACCATTTAGTTCTGTAATTCTTCCGACTGCAATACCACCATCAGGTCTATTTGATATTGCCAAATCTAACATAGTAGAACCAGTTGAAATAAAATCTTTTATATCTGTTGGTGTGGTATCTGTTCCATCGAGAAAGTAAGCTACTTTCATATCTTTGAAGTTTTTATTAATTGTATTGGCTAATACACCAGCCAATTCATCTCTTGTTGACATATAAGTCTCCTAATTTAAATAATGGGTGTGTCCGGCTTTTACATACGCATCGTAAGTCACACACACTCGGTTTTATTAGTGTTGGCTTCAACACCCACTATATTGTTTTTTATTTAGCTATTAAATAAATCGTCAAATGCATCTGAAGTTTTCTTAGAGTCATAAGATGATGCTGCAGCTGTTGCTGAAACCTCTTCTTTTTTCTCTTCTTCAGTATTTGAACCACCATTTAAGTAATCATTGAGAGCTTGTGTTAAGTCATCATATGATTGCTCTTGATAAATATCAGTAATGTTCTTCTGATTTTCAGTTAGTACTTCAAGTGTTGATGCATCCTCTGTGATAGGAGTCTGATTTGGTTTCACTCTAATTGATGTTGAAGGAAAGGATTTACCTGTTTCTTCAGCGGTTTTGAAAGTTACAGCAATATCACGACCACTTACTGCGTCTGTGATGTCACCGTAATCTGGATCGGCAATTATAGAAAGTAGTTCTTGATAAACTGTCTTTCCAAATCCCCAAAACTTAACACCCTGTGATTCTTCACCACGAACTACTACAGGAGCATATGTTCTCATCTTAGCTTCAACTTTTCTACCTAAATTATAGTCCTCTTTTGAACCAGTTGATTTGAGTTTTTGAGCAAACTCTTCAATCGGATCAGGTCTACCAAATGAAATTGGTGAAAGGTAATTCTTATTAGCTAATCCATAGTGAAAATACAACTCGATAAACGGATTATCTTTATTGAATTTATAAGGTACAATACGGACAATTTGATTACCTGGTTGAGGTTTCCAAAGGTTTGATGTTCTGTTATTTGTGGTTTGTAATTGATTGAGGCGGTTTTTGATTGCGTTCAAATCCATTTTTATTCTCCATTTTTAATTAGTTATTTATTATTTTTTAATCAAGTGTAACCTTGATACAGATATAAGTATAATGAAACATTTCAAAATACAATTTTATTTTCTATCTGATTCCCATGTTTCTACATTTATTATCATGTGAATTTTTGTTGGTATTTTATTTAATCCAGAATCACTTGTTAGTAATAAAGAGTTTCTATAGTTTTCCCAATCTACTGAAAATGACTTGTCCAA